CATTGAAATTATTAAAGTTAATGTTGAATTTTTCGTAATCGTAATCTCTGTGAAATAAAATACCCATAATCAAAAGTCCTTCTGTCTTGGGTTATGCCGTCACACGTCCGCGCCTTTGAATCTGCGCTGTGCTGGCTGGTTGCTTTGCTGACAAATATTTGCGGCCATAGCCTGGTCCGTGTCGAGAAAGTGCCCGTCTTTGAATAGCTGATACACGGTCCCTAATTTCCCGAACCGGTTTTTTGTGACGATGATTTCAGCGTAATTGGCGGCAGGCGAATTTTCGTTATACACACCGTCCCGGTACAGCATGATGATGGCATCCGCATCCTGCTCAACGCTCCCTGAATCGCGAAGGTCAGCATTCGTCGGGCGCTTGTTTGGGCGTTTTTCCACATCACGGGATAACTGACTGAGGGAGATAACAGGGGTCCGCAGGTCCTTAGCCATTGCTTTCAGGCTTGCTGAAATGTGGCCAATAGCCAGGTCATTACGCTCTGCCTTTGGTTTTTCAATCAGGCCTAGGTAGTCGACAAGGATGAGAGATAAATTCGGATTGGCTCGTTTGTGCCGACCTGATATCGCACGGATTTGTTCGACCGTTAATTTACTGGCATCGACAACCCACACATCGAGATCCACTATGCGGCCCATGCCGACAGTTACCTTTGTCCAGTCTTCCTGGTCCATCTTCGCCGGATTACGCAGGGATGAAACCGGCATGCTTGCGGCCCCTGCAATCTGACGCTCGATAATCTGCTGAGAGTCCATTTCCATTGAGAAAATCAAAACGCCTTTCTTCTGGCTGGTCCCGTGAATGGTCTGTGAAGCAACGCCTTTGGTTATTCTCAGTGCCAGCTCTGTCTTACCCATGCCGGGCCGGGCCGCAACAATAACCAGGTCAACAGGGTTTATCCCGCCGGTAATATCATCAAGGTCCGGGATGCCGGTTTTCAGCGTGTCAGACTCATCACCATTCTGGACCCGTTTTTCAAGCATCTGCGCGTAGTCTTCGGCTATTTCCTTCAGGTGAACGGGACGGATCTCATCCTGCGGGGCCCGGATTTCAGATGCCTTTGCCAGGAACTGGTCCATTGCCTCAGTCGCCGCGTCTACGGTCCCGTGTTCGATTTGTCCTCGCACAGAGTCCATCAGCTCAATCATCTTCCGGCGGCAGTGAAGGTCCATAACCATCTTCGCGTAGCCTTTCAGGTTGGCGGCGCTAGGACAGTTTTTCGCGGCCTCCATCACGTTGCTGAACTGATCACCCATTTCCTCGGCGACCATCAGAACGTCAATCAGCCCGCGGGCCTTCGCCTGCTTCCTGATAACCTCATAGGTCCTGCGGCAAAATCCGGACCCGAAGAATTCAGGCTCCATCGTTGCGAGAACATCACTGGCATCCTGTGTTAACCCGCTAATCAGCAGGCCGCCGATAACACTTGATTCAACTTCAAAATTAATCACGACTACCTCCCTGTGAGACTTGGTTTTCCTTCGCGGACAGCTGTGAGTGTGGTTTCTCTCGTCAGATAGTCGATATCTGCGGTCCATCCCGTATCGCTGTCGCCAAAATAAAACGGCTTAGCCAGTTTGACGAAGGCCCGCACATAGGACCGCCATCCGTCGACGTTTGGAGTTGCCAGTTTCGGTATTATTTTCTTCAGGTCACGTTTTCGCTTCTCGGTGACATCGATGGCGTGAGGCAGGCGATCACCGACTTCCTCGTTGTAGGCAATGAGATATTCATCGTAATTGATTTTCACTGCCCGGCGCTTTTTAGGTTTAACCAACCCTTCCGCTTCACCCCCGACGGGGGTATGGGGGTTAGTTTCTTTCTTTTCTTTTGTAATAGTTTCTTTTGTGTGACTCTGTTTTGGTGACACCGCTGTCACCGTTTTGGTGACACTTTTTGTCACTGTTTTGGTGACATTGTCACCAGAGTAGTGACACCCTGTTATTTCCCACTCACTCACGTTCTTGTTTGGTCCGATTCTCGGTCCATCCATAACGACTACACGCATTGCTATCAGCTCGTTTTTCGCCTTGTTAACTTTCTGCCGGGGCAGGTTGGTCAGTTCGCTTAACTGGCTGTCAGCAATGCGGTCCGACTTCTTGCCAAAGCCGTAAGTTTTCCGGCAAATGGCGTGTGCTACCTTGGCCTGATTTTTTGTTAAGTCGGCGCCTATCAGGGCCTCATACAGAGCATTTGCAAGTCTGGTGTACCCATCATCAAGATCTGCCACCGTTGGCCTCTCTTGCCGTCGTGCGGCTCCAAAGTCAGCGTATGCAACGTTACCCATGCCGTTTACCTCCGGTGATTTCCTGTCGGTGTTCAAGGCGTAATTTCGCATCATCAAATGCTGCCCTGAGTGCCTTTGCTCCCTGCTCCGTTACGGCTCTCGCCTCACGTTCCCGCATGATGTTTTTGTGCACAGCGCTGTAATTAAACCTTTGTTTCATGTATAATTACTCCGTCGTTATCTGTATCAAAAAAGGGGAAACCGTATATTCCCCTTTCCTAAATAACTGGTTATTGATACAGTGTGAAAGTTAAGTGCTTTTCTTAATGCGCCTCTGCTGCTCCAACAGCCGGGGCGTTTTCTTTTGTTCTCATCAGAGAGAGTTCGCCGATCTGCTTCCACAGAAACCGGTACTCTTCCTCGCTGATTTTCTTCTCGCCTGGCAAAACAAAATCTGTGATACCGGCTGCGGCCAATGTCTCGCATATCTCCGGTAACTTTTCTGTTCTGCGTAAGACTGTTGAATCGTGTACACCGAGCAGTTTTGCAACCACTGTCTGTGTGGTGCTTCTCAGTGCCTGATGAGCTGTTGCCATCAGATGATTTGACACAAACCGGTTAAACGATTTGCGTGGATTTGCATTTTCCATAATTCATAATGTCCTTATTGAGATACAGTTATTCGCTCACTTCCTGTGAGGTGTTGCTGTGTTGAAAAGTGTTCCAGCACATATCCGGAACGGGCTAAATTGTGTAAAGAGCGGTTGGCTTATGCAGCGCCAGACTGTGCGAAAACAAGCAATTCTTTGCTGACAGGCGTGATAGTGAATTGCTTTGACGCAGTCTCGATTAACTCAGCTTTTTTAGGTGACGCACGGCGATTCCCGTATGCAATTTGGTTGAGATAACCAACTGACGTCCCTGCGAGCTGAGCAAGACGCTTCCAGTCTTCTTGACTGGATTCTTTTCTCCAGCGGAGTAAATCATTGCTCATAGTGTGCACCTGCTTTGTTGTTAATTAATCAAAGTTTATCTTAAAGATAAATTTATAGCAAGAGAGATTTATCATTTTGCATATTTATCAATTTGGTAAAAAATGCGAGCATCCAGACATGGAAACTAAAGAAATAAGACGCGCAAATTTGCGTGCATTAATCAAAGAATTCGCTGACAAGGGCGTAAACCGAGCCAAGTTTGCCGAAATGATTGGCATACCAGCGGCGCAGCTTAGCCAGATCGGCAGCGACAACCCTACCCGCAACATTGGGGATATAATCGCTCGCCGTATCGAGGAGTCACTTAATCTGAGAAATGGCTGGATGGATAATATTCATGCTGCCGCAAGCGAATCCGACTCCATAAAAGACAACTTCATACTCCATAACATCGGTGATAATAACACTGTACAAACATACAGGATTTCACAGTTAGACCTTGAGTATAGTTGTGGCGGAGGGCGCTTGAATTCTGAATATCCAGATATCGTCAAAGCCGTTGAAATCGACCCTGATTACGCCAAGAAAATGTTTGGCGGCCGCAAGGCTTCTTCTCTTGGTTTGGTTACAGCGGTAGGAGATAGCATGTTGGGAACCATCGACCCCGGCTCTCTCGTTGTTCTTGACGTTACAGTCAGGAGCTTTCTGAGTGATGGTATTTATGCCTTCACTTTTGGTGACACCATGCACATAAAACGACTTCAGTCCATGGGAAACAAAATGATGGTTATCAGTGATAACTCCGTGTATGAGAAATGGGAGATCAATGAAACCAACGAAAGCGAACTCCATATTGAAGGTTTTGTTGTCGGTAAATGGGAAATGAATTACACCAGGTTAGGATAATCACCTAAAGAATCCCACCAAGCCAGCCTCAGCGCTGGCTTTTTTATTGCCTGAGATAAATTTATTTATCATTTAAATACACTTCATAATCAATGAATTAATCAAAATGCACAGATAATTGATAAATTATTTATCATTTTGCTATTGCCATTAATTTATCATTGAGATAAATTAAACCCATCAACGGCACGGAGCCAAAGATAAAACGGACTTAGCTCTTTAATAATCGGGAACCTGATCTGAATAAGTGTCAGATCACCACTGAGTGGTTTTTGGGATTGGTGAATGCGCAGGCTGATGCGAGAGAAGTTTCCACGCTATGAAGTGTGGAAGGGGAAGCTCCCATTAGGAGGCTGGTTTCGCCCTGAACAGGCGAATGTGCAGGAGTTCAGCACCTGCCACCAATCACCAAAAATTACTCAGGAGGCAATATGGCAACAATTACTGTTATTCCAAAGAAAGACAACGCGAAGAACCGCCGGTTAGCAAAGCAAATGGCGTTCTGGGACAGAAAGCGTGAGGAGTATGCAGCGAAGCCTAAAAGCCGCTCAGTGGAGGA